TACTTTTTTATTCTCAAAATGTGTTTCTCCGTTATTATCGTTTATATAAAATAAACAACCTTTATGAGGAAAATCATAATCAACATGAGTTTCATGTTTTCTTTTTTTACCTATATTCATATACATATTTCCTTTAATTCTTAAAATCGCTTTACAATTTATTTTTTGTAAAAATTTATTCCACATATTGTAAAAGTTACTTTTCTCTGCATTGTTATTATAAAACATATGTGTAAAATAATAATAATTTTTTGGATCATTTTTATCTGTAATACAATTATTGTAATACCAAGGAAAATTATCGCTAGAGATAAATTCTTTTAACTCATTGAAATATTCTTTATCTAAAAAATTATCAACAACTTTAATCATCTTTTATCATTTCTTTAGGAATGGTTTGTATATTGAAATGTATAAATCTAAACGGGTCTTTACCATGATCTACTGAAAATTCATGTTCTAAGTAACCAGGGAATATTACAAGAGTTCCTGGTTTTGGTAAAAAATGAACTAATTCTGTTGCGTGGCATATACTCATATTAGGTTTCATTTTTAACTTAGTTGCGCTTGCACCTGTTCTTGGTTCGTGAAAAATAGGATATGAAGTTTTTTCGCTGCATTTTAAAAAATAAAAACCAGATACATGTTGGTTCCAATGTATGTGTGCATTGTGATGACCACCACCATTTTTAGAAAATTCTTGAACCCAAAATTCTGTATACATGTTAATATATTTTGACATATCAAAACCTTGATAATCTAAAAACTCCCAAGCTTTTTGACCTATATAATTTCTTAAATCTTTAAAGTTATTATCTCTTGTAAGTGGTGTAGAATGATAACTTGTTCCAAAATCACCAAATTTTTTTATATATTCTTTTTCTCTTTTTCTAGCTTCTTTTATATATTTATTAGATGCCTTATTTAAATCTTTAACAAAATCAGGTTTATATTCAACCCATATAGGCGTTTTAAAATAATCTGTTTTTTCCATTTTATTTATATGGATATCCAAGTGTCCATAGAACTAATGAATATCTTACTCCTTTCGTTATTGGTTGTACTCTATGCCATACAAATGAGGGAAATACAACAATAGATCCTTTAGGTAAAATTTCTTTTACTGTTACTACATGTTTTGATGTATCTCTCATATGGGGATCATAGTTTCTAAAATCAAATTGTAATTCACCGCCTTCATATTCTGAACCATCGGTTAGCTGCAAGGTCATAGATATTTTTCTAATTTTACCATGTTGATTACTGTTAGGTTTATTGTAGGGTTTTGCCCAAGAATCATTGTGCCAATCATAATGTTGACCTAACTTATATTTTGTAAATTGAAAAGCTTCTGATACTTCATAATCAAAATTCCAACCCGCATATTTATTAGCTCTAAAAATATATGGATAAATTTCTTTATATAGCCAAGCATCACTTAACCAAACAACATCTGAAAATCTTTTTCTTTTTAAATTTCTAGCTTCGTCTTTATTTAATTTTTTATTTGCTTTTTCTAATTTTTCTGAAGCAATAGCTGCAGTTTTAAATGCTCTTGCTAACTCTTTATCTCCAGTTGCCTGGAACTTAATTTGTACTTTTAGGTTTGTATCTGCCATTAGTTACTCTTTTTATATTGTTGCGATTGAATATAATTTAACATTTTTTCTATAACATTGCACTTATCAATCCATTTTTTTGGGTGATTTCCGTATGATCCTTCAAAAGGAGCAACATTCATCTTTTTAGAGTAAGTGAATCGTTGTATATCTCTTTGATATTCTTTACTGATAAAGTTATTAGTACAAGCAAAAAAAGGTAGGTGTGATTTGATAGCTTCGTGTATTTCAAACTTTCTTTCAGAGGTTGCGTTATGTTCTTCAACTTCTTCTTTTAATAGCTTGATTACATACCATACATCGTCCATAGATGTAAAGGTGTGAACGCTGTTATTCTTTTTAAGAGGTAACTTAGCTTTATATGGAAAGGTAGAATATCTACAACCCTCACACCAATCATCTATTAATATGTTTAATTCAAGTGAGAGGGTTTCTATTCCCCCAAGCTATTGTATTCCTGAATAGCTAATTGTAATTCTACTCTATCGTTAATTGATAAAGATTTAATAAACTTATCATCTGCTCCATCTACACCATTTCTAATCCATAGTGTACTTAGTGCAAATTGATTTTTAATTACTGACTGTCCATCTACTTCTTCAAAGCGTACAGAATCCATACATTTATCAAAAGCATCTACTGACATTTCTATAAGCGTAGCTTTAACACCACTCTTAAGCGTTATCTTTTTAGACATTGACTTTCCTCGTTTTTATTATTGTATTGTGATAGAAACAATGTTTCCTGAAGTACCAGCTACTGCTTTACTACTTACGGATAAAAACATTGCATCTTCCTCTGAAAAACTTACATCGGTAATAATACAAGTTGGTAATGATATATCAACATTTCTTGTCACACTATCTGCTGCTGTTAATGTATTTGCAACAGTAGATGTTGATTGTTCTCCAAATGTTTGTATAAGATTATCTGTATCACCATCATACTTTACAACTGCGTCAAAGGTTACTGCCACTTCTGGAATACCTCTGTGCATTTGTTGATAATTACCATTTACATCATAACCACTCATAACAACATCGTTTTCAATGGTTAAACTAAATGATTTCATTACTGGATCAGAAATACCTGCAATAGTTGTTACTGCATTAGTTGAGCCAGAATCACCATAGTCTGTCATAAAGTAATTTGTATTAAAACTTGCTCTGTCGTGTGTTGGAACGATAGAAGTATCATTTAATGCTGGAATACAACCAGATTTAAATGTACCTGAAATCTTTAATCTTCCTGCTTCTTCTCCCACATCTCCACTAATAGTTAATGAAGTTAAGAAACAACCCTTAAAATACATTTGTTGAGCTGCTTCTGGTGTTACTACCACTACAGCAAATGTTTTTGTATTGTCACTTACAGAATCTCCATAAGATAAATCAATACCTGCGTAACTTCCTGCTATTTCAAAAGCACTTGAAGCATCGGTTGTAATATTTGAAAGAAGCATTGGTAAAATAGTAGCATCTGCAATACCTGAAAAACTAATTTCTTTTACTGTAAGTTTGTTTGTAAGAAACATATCTACAGCTTTAAGTGTTCTACCTACTCCGTGTCTTACATCTAAAACCTGTTGTGGGTTTAGAGATGGGAACTCGATAGAATCAATATTAATAAATTTATAATCTGCGTCTGTGGCTTCTCCACCACCAATGCCATCTGCTTCAGCAGCGATGGCTAACTGAAACTGTTTAGGGCTAAACCCTTCTGCTAAATCTGCCATTTCACTTTACCTCTTTTTTAACTTTTTGATCTTTGATTTCTACTAAAAATTCTTTGGCTTCTTTAGGCATAGAATCAAGCTCTACCACTTTACCATTCTTTAATCTTGCCCAATCTGCCCAGTCTAACCCTAAGTAACTTTTACCTTTAGGTAAGACGCCTTCTTTCTTTTTGTACTTTTTAGCCATAATTAACTCCTTACAATATAAAAAGAACCATTAGATAATACAAAGAATTTATCATCGGAAGTTACAAACCTTGCAAATGACTGATAAACTTCTTCATATAATACTGGTACACTTATTCTTGATACATATACATTCTCTAAATCTGTGTCTATATTATGCTCAATAGTAGGCATACTTTCAAAGAAGTATGGTGTAGATCCACCGTGTGAGTTGTTAAACAACACAGTTTCTATTCTACTAACATCTTTATACATTTCATCTAATGCTCTTTCATTATCATTATATGTTTTAATAACATAATCCATTTGCATTTCATATACATTAAGATAAGAACGAGTTTTTTTCTCTACTAATGTTTGTGATTCAGGATATATTCTTAATGACTTTGTTCCTATATCTCTATAGTTATTGTCAAAATAGACAGGCAATGCACCCTTAAACTCTGTGCGTATTTTATCTCGCAATGGTGTCATTACTTTGTCGTATGTAACATTGTTAAAACTAATAGCCATTATCTAATATTCCTTACAGTCAAATCAAAAGTTGCTTTTCTATATCCATTAATATCTTCATCGTCATTATAATTTATACTATTTATACTAACATTAAACAATGGATTTAATTCTACCAAAGAATAAAATAGTTCTTCTACTCTTGATATTTGTTTAAAAAAATGCTTTACAGTAATATCGTTTCTTTTTCTATCTGATATATATACTTCCAATGAAAGGTTATAATTACTTCCTAGTTTAGCATACATAGTATTTTGAGGTTCTGAATTTTCCCCTCTAAGAATAGCAAATTGATTACCTGCTATATTTGTTTTCTTGCTTCTATAAATAGGGAGAGCATTTGAGAACTCACTTCTAATTGCAGTTTGTATCGTTTCTTCGACATTAACTTTCCAGGCATTAGTAGATGCGAGAGCCATTCTTACCTCGATAGAATTGTTTAAAATCTTTACGAGTCATTTTAACTGAACGCATAGAGGCATTTTCTGTTTCTTCGTAAATACCTGTTGCTTCTACTTCCCACTCATCGTTTTGTGTTGCAGTAGAACTATCTGACGATCCTTGAAATCTTATTTGCAATCCTGCTGCTAATTCTTGATAATCTCCATTGATAACTTCATCTGTTACCACTTGATTATTTTTTAAAGTATCATCATCTTTTGCAAACACAGAATACTTAGCAGTACCAATAGCACCACCAGTAGTTACAATAACTTTTAATCTGTCGTAGCTACCAAAGTAATTTCCTCTAGTATCAACAATATTAAGACTTCCAGACACAGACATTTTTCTTACAATACCTTTTGAAGCATCTCCTGTGTTCTGATAACTTAGTTTTGCTTTCCCTGCGTTTAAGTCTGCGATGTGCATTTGTGCTTCTTCGAATAATGCTTCTGCTATTTCACTCGTAGGATCTTTCCCTTTCACTAAAAAAAATGCTGCAACTAATGAAGTTAGTCGTCTAATAAGATAGTCGTATGTACCATCTTTTAATAAAAATTGTTCTCTTGGTAAGTTAGAATCTAATTTAGAATCTACATAATCACTTGCGTCTTGCATTACTCTTGTTTTTAATGTAGCAAAATCTTCTCCTGCTTCCATCAATAAATCTTCTGGACTACTAGCACTATTGTAATAATATACTGCGTCTGCTGCTGAATCATAAAACCATTCATCGTTTGCATCTACATCAGACAAAGCTGATTGTCCAGAACCTAAATCTTTTCCGTCTGCAAAAAGAACAGTTACCAATCCAGAGTCGTGTGACACATATCTATTTGTAGATTCTGCCACCCAACCATACACAGGTTTCTTTGTGTCGAACTCATCTAAGTTGGGAAAAGTATCTTTTAAATCTCTGGCTGTAATATATGTAGGCATCTATTCTCCTTTAGCTCTTTTGTACCACCCATACCAAAATTTTTCTTGTGTGGGGTTATCAGAAATTAGCAAAGAATAGAATAAAATTCTATATGAAATAAATCTATCTGCTTCTAATTTTTTACAAGCAGAAATAGTTGCTGCACCAATAAGTCCATCTTCTTTGATTTCAAAGGTATTTTTATTGTTACACGCTTGTTGCAATATCTTTACTGCTCTGCGTTGTCCTGTGTTTACCACACAATCAAAGTATGGATAGCGTAAATCTCTTGGTAATGATTTGGCTTTGGAAGGAATCCAATAGTCTTGATAATAAATTTCTTTGGCTTGTTCTCTAGTTAAGTTCTTGATGTCAAGGTGAGGATAGAATCGTTTGGTTATACCATACTTTGTTTCCCCACCTAAATCATCTTTATCATTGACATAACCCCCTTCGTGTTCGAGGACTTTCTCAATGATTTCGTTAAATTCCATTACGCTGATCGCTTCACTTTTTCGAATGAACGCATTCCCCCAAGACCGAGCATACCCAGAAGTATTGTCGTGAGAGTTGTCATATCGAATACTGGTAAATCCACTTGATAACCAAATGAATGTAACAGAAAAAGTAAGAAGGGTTGTAGTACGAAGTGATAACATAGTGCTACTCCACAAGTCCAACCAACAAAAGGACGCCAACCTGCAACAAATAAACTACTGCTATTGGCTTCAACTTTATTAACCTCAATTTGAGCTTTGTTAATTTGTTGTATGAGTTCTGCTTTTTCTGCTTTGTCAAGGGTAAAGTCATCGATTTTATCTACTACTTTATCTATAATACCTGCGACTACATTTAACTTAGGCATCTTCCTTCTCTTCTTTCAAAGAAGAATTTAGTTCTGCAGAAAAGTGATTCTTTGCAGCTTGAAGTTGTTGTGCTTGAAAACTCATTCTACCGAGCTGTATATCTAAATCTCTGATTTGATTTACCATTACTTTTTGCTCGTCTTTTAGATCGTCAAATTTTACTTCTTTGCCATCTTCTAGCACTACTTTAAATTCATCTTGTTTTGTTTCTTTAGACATTTGTCCTCCAGTATGTTTAATAATACTGAATATAACAAATTATGTATATCTACGCATTCTTTTTCTTGTTTTACGAGAATACTTAGCTCGTTGCTTTCCTGCTTTAGTTGCTTTGCGTTTCTTACGAGTTTCGTATGCGTATTCTGATTTAGTCATTGCTTTTAACAGTCGTTCAGGCAAATATCTTTCACCAGTTTTTTTAGAAGGCTTACCAGATTTGGTACGCCATTTTTGTTTTGTCCACCTACGCAGACTTTTCTGTGATTTCTTGAGAGCCATTATTTATAACCACCACCTGCTCGTTTGTAGGCGAGTGCTAACATCTGTGCTTTTCTAGCACTCCATTGTCCAGGATTACCACCTTTATTTCCTCTTAGGAGTTTATTGAATAAACGCTTTCTAAGCGTAGGTTTAGTATAATTTCCTGCTTGATTGACTCTCGATTTTCTTTTGCGTTTTGCCATCATCTTCCCTTTATACGATTGATTATTCTAATGAGATAAGCAATCATTGTTTTACTTCTTTTCTAACATCTGAAATAATAGTATCTTCGTTGAATCTCATACTAATTCCAGGAACAAATCGTTTTACCTCTTTACCATTTTCTAACACAATAATAGTAGGAACGATTGTAATGTTCCACTCTTTAGCTATGGTAGCACCAATAACTTTGTCCTCTATGTCTATTTCTGCAACATAGCAAATGTTTGCTAGTTTTTCTATTTTAACTCTGTTTTGATGATTCCAACTTGCATTCACTTGTACTACTGAACAATTCTGCACATTTAACAACTGTACATCTTGAAAGCTGTCTAATCTAACGGACTGCGAGTGTAATGGCGACAACCACAACACTAATCCAAGCAATCCAAATAGTAATTTGTACAATTTTCTCATCTTCATACCTCATATTAATTATTATTCATCTTTAGCAGAGTGTCATTAATACTGCGTGTATCTTCTTTGATGTCATCTACTTTCTCTTCAAGTTTTTCAACTTTATCTTCTGTATTCATAATACTATTACGAATCATCTGATCTTTCAAATCATATTCTGTTCTACTTACTGGTGGTTCAGGAAGCTCTTTGGCTTCTTGTATATCAGCTTGTAGATTAAACCATAATCCCACTACCATAAATATTGTGACACCAATACTTACAGCAGTTTCTATACTTAGTGTAAATTTTGTATCTTTTCCAACTTCCATTTTTAATCCTTTACCATTTTACTTTATTCGCCCAGTAAGCAGCACTCATCTTACCTCTAGCGATGTTTTTTCTGTGTCTAGCTTTAAACGATCTCCTCCTAGCTCTTTGTGCAGCAGTTCTAGGATTCTTTCCTGCTCCTCGTACGCCTTGTTGCCCAAATCTAATCAGTCTAATCTTTCCACCTGACTTTGCTAATACAGCGTGTGATTTCTTAGGGTGTTTAGGGGTACGCTTTGGCTTATTATATCCACTAAAGCGTATTCCCCTGTATGTAATAGCCACGATTACCCCTTAATTGCTTTTAGATCTACTAATTCAGCATCTAGTTCAACTACTTGTGCTTCAAGACTTGCTTTTCTTTCTTCTGCTTGTGAAATTGCTTCATCTACTGATTTTACATCAACAAAATCTACTACTTCCACATCTTTACCTGAAGCATCTTTCATTGTACGCATCATTTTGATTTCAACCATTTTTGGTTGCTCAACTGAAGATACTTCTACTGATTTTTCTGAAATTACTTTAGCCATCTTATTCTCCTTCTTCAATATATACTAGCTTCTCGCCAGTAAGTTGTTCTACTAATCTTGCCAATTTCATCATATCGACATTGACTTTTTTTAATTTACCCTCTGGTGTATGCTTTGTAGAATGATAAGCAAACGCCATATCTTCTGATGCTCCATCAGGTATTAATTCAAAATTGTGTGGTGAGATAGTTGTGGTATTTCCTAACTCATCTAATACTTTCAACTCTCCACCATCGTTAAACATAAATGCTGTATTTGCTGCAGCACTTGGATTACTTCCATTATCTGCAAATTTTAAATTTCTTTGTGCATCAATAGTCATAGCAACAGTACCATCGTTTGTATGAAAAGACATATCATTGGTATTGTGATTATATCTTACAACTCCAGTAAATCTACCTGAACCACTATTACTATCTGCAAAGTTTATTTGTGAGAAACTTGTACTTCCTGCATAGATAGTCATACCATTATTACCACTACCACTACCTACTACAAGA